TTTTGTAGATGCGCTTGCATGGATAGGTATGGCTTTGGCTCGACTTACTACTCCTGGTGGTGGTATAGTGAAAACAGCTAGTACGCCAAAGGTCGGCACGTTAGCGTGGGTGAAGTGGGATGCTGCTTTAAGGAAAAAGCAAGACTTTATGAATGTAAAAACGGGTGGTTGGTAAATGCACGAAGAAATGACGATAGATACGGCAGACGTAGACAAGCCAGAACCAACAGAACGCCGCAAGGCTCTAGTAAATCAATGGCTGGCAAAAATTAAACACGCCAAGGAATTTCATAAAAAATCGTTTACAACTATGAAGCGCGACATGGATGCTACCCTAAATGGGTTTGAAGACACAAAATGGTCTGAAGAAAATTATGTTGCTAACATTTTACAACGTCATGTGCAGCAACGAACAGCACAGTTGTACGCTAAAAACCCAAAGGCGGTAGCCAAAAGACGTAATAGAATGAGTTACCAGTTTTGGGACGGGGAGGCCGATACACTTGCCCGAGCCTTTATGACCTCAGAGCAAGCTGCGAATACTGGGTTGCCTGTTCCACCAGCTGCGGCAAATATTATTCAAGATTATACCGCTGGTAAAACACAAAACAAAATGCTGGATAATGTTGCTAAAACATTAGAAAATCTTTTCGATTATTACATGAAAGAACAACAGCCAGCGTTCAAAGCGCAGATGAAAGGATTAGTTCGCCGTGTAGTTACTACTGGTGTTGGTTTTGTAAAAGTAGGGTTTCAGCGTGACGTTGATCGAGCGCCAGAGGTTGCTGCTAAGATTGCCGACGTACAATCTCAACTAGATTATATGCGCCGCGTTGCCGAAGAAGCCTCTAAGGGTAAAATACAAAAAGATGATCCGCAAATGGAAGAACTTATGCTATCGCTGAAAGCGTTGCTTCAAGAGCCAATGGTGACAATCCGCGAAGGGCTTGTGTTTGATTTTCCAGAAGCAAATTCTATTATTATTGATCCTAGATGCCGCCAGCTGCGTGGTTTTGTTGGGTGTGAGTGGGTTGCACATGAGCTATATCTTACGCCAGATGAAATAAAAGAAATATACGACGTTGACCTAAAAAATTCATATAAAACGTATGACATGAAAGGTCGCCTGATTGGTCATGGTGATGCTAACAAGCTATCAACGTCCTACGATGGTATTTCCGGCGAAGGTGCGCCGCAAGGACTAGCCCAAGTTTACGAAGTATACGATAGAAAGACGGGTGTGCAGTATGTGGTTGCAGACGGACACACAGACTTTTTGCGTGAGCCTTCAGCGCCAGCTGTAAACGTAGAAACGTTCTGGCCGATATTTGCTCTTGTGTTTAACGAGATTGAACACAAAGATCACCTTTACCCTCCCAGTGACATTAGCTTGTTGTTGCCAATGCAGCATGAGTATAATCGAGCAAGGCAAGGGCTACGGGAGCATCGAAGGGCTAACAGGCCGAAGTATGCAGCACCAGCTGGCGTTCTTGAGGATAAAGATAAAGAAAAGCTGGCAACGCACCCAGCTAATGCTGTGATCGAGTTGCAAGCATTGGCAGCTGGTCAAAAAGTAAATGACGTTATCCAGCCCGTAGGTCAGATTGGAATAGATCCTAATTTATACGAAGTTCGTACAATTTTTGACGATATTCAGCTAGTTGTTGGAGCGCAAGAAAGCAGCTTTGGTGGTTTGTCTAAAGCGACGGCTACAGAAACATCGATTGCAGAAAGCGCACGAATGTCGAGCCTTGGTGCGAATGTCGATGAACTTGATAGTTTTATGTCAGAGATTACCCGTGCAGCTGGTCAAATATTACTCGCAAACTTAGCTAAAGAAGAAGTAATCAAAATTGTAGGCAATGGTGCGGTATGGCCGGAGATGACCAGAGATCAGATTATGGAAGAAGTATTCCTAGAGATCGAGGCTGGATCTACGGGTAAACCTAACCGCGCAGCGGAACTTGCAAACATAGAACGGATCATGCCGTTCTTGCTGCAAATTCCTGGTATCGATCCAAAGTGGTTAGCAAAAGAATTGTTAAAACGTCTTGATGACAAGCTCGATCTTGACTCGGCGTTTACAGATAAAATTCCTTCAATTGTCTCTATGAACCAAGGACAAGGACAAGGAACTGGTGATCCAGCGTTAGCTGGTGTGCCAGGAGGAGGTGCGGATAACGCGCCTAGACAGTTGCCCTCTGGTTCGGGAGCAGTTTCACCAATGGGGGCAAATAACCAGTAATTTTTTGCTGTTTGTTGATTGTTACGATCAACAGAGGTAAAATGCAGATAGAAGGAAGGACGCTAATATGGTTGACCAAACCACGGAATCGGAAACGTCCACCGAGGCCGACGATATAATCGAGGACGATAAGGCGGAGTCGTCAACCGCAGAAAGCGAAACTGAAGCGGATTTGCTCAGTGTCATAAAAGATGCTGCTCAACCCGACGAAGATCCAGAGTCGCACTCTGAGAGTGAGGAAGTAGAAAGGGATGAAGTTGCAGCGGAATCTACTGAAAGTAATGCTGACGTTGAGTTAGCAGATCAGGAAGAAGATTACTCTAATTTACCGTTTCACAAGCACCCTCGTTTTAAGGAACTTGTTCAACAAAGGAATGAAGCAAAAGAAAGCGCAGAAAGGTTTGATATAATGCAAAATTACTTGGCAGATAATAATTTGTCGGGTGATGAAGCAGCTGCTGGTTTAGATATAATGGCTAAAATGAAATCTGATCCAATGGCTGCGCTAAAAGCATTACAACCTTATGTGCAACAATTGTCTCAAGCGGCTGGAATTATTGTACCAGACGATATTCAATCCAAAGTTGATGATGGTTACTTAGACGAAAGTGCAGCACGGGAATTAGCTCGTTCGAGAGCAGATGCCGCATGGCAGAAGCAGCAAAATGAGATGATGTTGCAGCAACAACAATTACAAGGTCAGCAAGAGCAAACTAATTATCTTGCTAGTCTTGCAATGGATTGGGAAGAAAACGCCCGAGCAAACGACCCAGACTACGACCTTAAAGAAGATCTAATTGACGCAAGAGTTCAAGCATTAAGAAGGGAACTTGGTAGCAACGGTCAAATATATACAGCGCGAACGCCCGAAGCATTACGGGAACTAGCGGAGACTGCGTATAACCAAGTGAACGAAAGATACAATGCTACGTTTGGCAATAGAAAGCCAATGAAAACTGCGTCCGGTGGTAAACTTGGAGGTAGCCCAGCGCCCGAACCCCAATCGTTACAGGAAGCGATTGCAGCGGCAATGGGAAACTCCTAAAATTATGTTAGGAAAGTAAAATGGCTTTTTCATCAGCCGAACTTGCGAACATAGCCAATGCCGCACTCGATTATTATATCGATAAAGGCACTGTTTATTCGCAATCTCTACAAGACAAGCCGTTGCTGAAGGCAATGGACTCAGGCTCAAAGAACTTCCCAGGTGGGAAGGGTGAGCTTAGTGTGGGTGTGAAAGGCACATACACTACAACCGTTTCTGGATATACCCACAATGATACTGTGACGTATGCAAATCCAGCAAACATTAAACGCGCTAACTACGCATGGAAAGAGCATCACGCTGGTATTTCATTAACACTAACCGAACTTAAAAAGGACGGTATTAGCGTTACTGAAAGCACAACATCAGCTGGTGTAAGTAATCACTCAGGCCGCGATCAGACAGTCTTAGCTAATCTTTTTCAAGACAAGCTGGACGATATGATGGAAGGTTATTCTAGAGGCATGAATGATTTTCTATTTGGCGACGGAACAGCTGATGCAAACGCAATTGCTGGTATTCAGACTTTGGTTCTCGATGATCCAACAGCGTCTGGTACAACAGTTGGCGGATTGTCCACAGTATCTAATACATGGTGGAGAAACCGAGCAAATGTAGCAATTTCAACGTCAGCTACTGGGCAAGAGTTAATTGAAACTCTACATTCAGAAATGCGTCAGTTAAAGCGTTTTGGCGGAAAACCAAACATTGCTGTTTGTGGTTCTGCTTTCTTAGATCGTCTTGCAGACGAACTACGCAGAAACGGTAACTATAGTAACACTGGTTTTGCAAGAAATCAGGACATTAGTATGGGCGAGATCAACTATAATGGTCTTACTTTTGCCTATGATCCAACTATGGATGACCTTACCATTTCTGGCAAAACGCCAAGCAAGCGATGCTACATCATCGATACCTCAAAACTCTGTATGTATTATATGGACGGCGAGAAGATGAAACGTCACTCACCAGCTAGACCAGCTGACCAGTACGTTATGTTTCGTGCGATCACAACTACCGCAGCACTCTCAGCAACACAGCTGAATTGCCACGGTGTTTACGAAATTTCTTAATTTAACCAAGGGGGGCGTTAGCGCCCTCCTATCAACCAGGAGGATAATATGTTTGATAAATGTTCATGTACTGTTGCGATTGGGGGAGACATTCGCAGCGTTGTACCAAAGACTATGGTTACACCAGCGGAAATCATGCTGTTGCAGTCCATACACGGCGGTGATGCCGTTACAAATATTCGAGTAAATGGTGAGCTTGATGCAACAAATGACCAAGAAAGAAATCGATTAGGCGAGTTTTATGGCGATGAAAAAGTTGTTAATTTGTTTAATCAGTTTGGGGATCTTCCAAATACATTAGAAGCAGCCCGTGTTCCGGCAGAGTTACTAGATCCCACCTTTAAACAAGAAAAAAAGAAACCAGCAAAAAAAACAACTCGTAAACGTGCGAGGGACGAAAACGGACATTTTATTGCCGATGATCCCAGTACTGAAAAAAACGAGGCATATGTTGAGGAAAGTTAATGGCTAGAGGTACATCATTGGGGCAACTTGTAACCGATCTACGGGCAGAAGTTGGACATTCGCTACAGCCTAATTTGGGTAAAGCAACGCGAGATGTATTTATAAATTTGTTGGAGCGTACACAACGGCGGCTGTGGGAAGACTATAGCTGGCCGTTTTTACGCATTACTCGTGATATAACGATTAGTGCTGGACAGCGATACTATGATGTACCCGACGGTCTTACGTTTGAGCGCATTGAGCGTATGGAGGTAAAACATGGCGATTATTGGACAAAGATGCACTACGGCATTGGGGCTCAAGAATACAACTCGCATGACAGTGATCGAGGCATACAATCTTCACCAACCAGACGATTTGATACATATGAGAACAATCAAATAGAGTTCTGGCCGATACCAGCCAACAATTCTAATGCCACCACTGGAACGGATAGCATTAGAATATACGGTATTCGCAATCTGACACCTCTTGTTGCCGAAGCTGATACAGCTGATTTAGACGATCAGTTAATAATTTTGTACGCAGCTGCGGAAATACTAACACGGCAAAAGCAAGGTGACGCGCAGAATAAACTAGCAGCTGCACAAGCGCATTACGCTCGATTAAAGGCAAGAATGAGTAAAACAGAAACTTTTGTGATTGGTGGCGGTGAGCCGGAGGGAATGTATACGCCAAAACCACCACCTTTGATTGCGACTACGGGTGGTAGCTAATGCCTTATGTTTTAGTCGAAGATTTCAGAGGTGGGTTAGACCGCAGACGTATGAACGTCACAGCCCCACCTGGTACGCTGATCGAGCTAAAAAACGCACATATTACTCGTGGCGGTGAAATAGAAAAACGTCCAGCGTTTGTTGAAATTGTAGACTTACCCTCGAACACAATAGGATTAGCAGCGGCAGCTGGACAGATTTATACGTTTGGGTCTGTTGCATCCTCGAGCGTAACGTTTCCAGCTAATACCCCGACAAACCTGAGTTATATACAATTAACGCACCCGTCTGGTGAAGCTTTAACAAACGTACATTCTGTTGAGTTTTATAATGGCAAGTTATACATAGCAGCGCAATTTGCTGACGGTAGAATTTTTCACTATTACGATGGCACACGAATAACTGATTGGTTTGATGGCAGATCAAGAGCCACTTTTCAGATTACAGCTGGAAGCGTTGGCGGAACAGCTGCGACTGCATCAATTCAAATAACGGGCGGTACGTCAAATCCAGGTGACGAATTAAGGGTTCTAAGGGTTAATGCAGTAGATATAATATCTTCACCTGTTAATCACAATGGATCAAACAGCTTAACTGCGTCTAACATCGCAGCTGCCATCACAAGCGGATCAAGCACCTTTACGGCTAATGCTGTTGGTGATGTTGTAACAATCACAGCGCCAGCGGTAGGCATTGCTTTCAATGCTTTCCAAGTCACGCTCGAGGTCATTGGCGCGTTTACCGTTGGCAATATCAATCATATGTCCGGTGGTGTTGATAATGCAATTTCGGCAGTAACAGTAGACGGCGTAAATTTAATTGGGGCTCAAGTAACTTGGGAAACTTCACACTCTTACACAGCAATTAAAGTCGCAGCTGCGATTAATGACTTTGCGTCTGCACCGGAATATGAAGCTACAGCGGTAAATGCTTTTGTTAATATTATTGCAAAAGAAAGCACCTCCGCAAACAACAACAAAACTGTTGCCGTTACTGCAACGGGGAATGTTACTACTGCTTTTGACCCTGCAAGTCAGAATTTTTTAGATGGTGGGGCGGATGCCGCTACAATAAATGCTTACAGTCCTGGTAAGTTTGTTATGCCAGTAAAAACAAAAATGTACGCATTATCTGATAGTTTGCTGCATTTTTCTGCAATCGATGACCCTACTGAGTGGAACGACACATCTCAAAGCGCTGGTTTTATAAACCTAGCTAACCATTCTCGAGGATCGGAAGATCTAAAAGCAATGGCGACTTATTTTGATAATTTGGCAGTATTAGCCGAAGAAGCTATACAAATCTGGTTTGTTGATCCTAGCCCATCGCTAAACCAGCAAATCCAAGTGCTGCAAAACACAGGAACTATAGCGCCGGATAGTGTTGTCGAATTTGGAGAAAACGACGTATTTTACTTATCGCTATCTGGATTGCGTAGTTTACGTTCCCGCGACTCATCAAATGCAGCGTTTGTGGGCGACATTGGTAATCCAATTGATGAACTTATTGTAAAATCTATTCAAGACAATCGAGCTTTAGCTGAAAAGGCAAAAGCAACGCTCGAGCAACGTGATGGGCGATACATACTAGCTATCGGTTCAACCATGTTTGTCTTTAGTTATTTTCCATCTTCTAAAGTCTCTGCATGGTCAGTTTATGAGCCAGGTTTTGTTGTTGATCGATGGGCATACGACGGCAGACAAACACTATGCAGATCTGGCAATAAATTGTATTCTTTAGGCGGTGAGGACGGCAACAAATACGATAGTTCTGAAGTTGTTGTTCAGATGCCGTTCCTAGATAGCGGCAGTCCAGCAACCTTTAAAGATTACAACAGCATCGATGTAACGTGCGAAAATGTTTGGACAGTCAGTGTTGCTACAGATCCACAAGACATTACTGCGCTTGAGGAAGTAGCTACAGTTAATAAAACAACCTTTGGATTGGGTAGGGCATCTATCAATGGTTACAGCACCCACATAGCGCCACGGCTAACTTGTGCAAAGCCAGGTGCAGCAAAACTTGGTAATATTGCCATTCATTACACAAGTGGGGAAAGCGGATGATACTAAGAGAAGCCGAGCCCCAAGATGTGTTTCATGTTGCGTCAAATATGAGGCAAAGAGATTATGAAGAAATTGACGCACTAAGATTTACGCGAGATAAAAAAAATTTAGCAGCTGATATTGCAGACAGTTTGGCTAATTTTCAGACTGTATATTGCGTAGAAAAAGAACCTAATAATCCAATAGCTATTATAAGTTACATCCCCGTGCGACCAGGTGTGTGGACATTGGGGATGTTTGCGACTGACAAGTTTAAAACTATCGGTCTTTTCCTGACAAAACAGATTATTCGTGCGATAATACCAGCATTAAACAATGC